GACATGCTGTTTACACAAGGCATTGACAGTGAGGAATTCTCATGGACAATACGTCGACAGACTAAGTTTTTTATTGAACAGGCAGAGAAGGCGGTAGCGTGAACATATTTTACATATCAACTAACCCTGTGCGTGCAGCACAGATGCAGTGTGATAAACATGTGGTCAAAATGATCCTAGAGTCAGCGCAGATGCTATGCACAACACACCATGAGTTCGGCAACCATGATGTACCGTACAAAGTAGCGCACAGGAATCACCCTAGCACTATATGGGCTAGGGAGAGTGCAGCAAACTATAGGTGGTTATATAGGCATTTTAAGGCGCTGTCGGACGAGTACACAGAACGCTATGGGAAGGTGCATCTATCGTGGCAGAAATGCTCAGAGGCGCTATGGAATCCTCCTGTGGGTATACCTAGTCCAGAACTAGGATCAATAGACCACACACCGCCGCCACAGTGTATGCCTGACGAGTGCAAACGCGCTAGCAGTCTGGAGGCATACCGTGTATACTATTTCCAGTACAAACCACAGGTTATTGACATGCGATGGCCTGAACACCGCCAACCATCAAAGGGGTTATTATCAATATGAGTACAACACACCCAGACATAGACGTTACGGACGATTACGAGCCACAGGAGATTAGCGAACGCGACAGAAAAGAAAACGAGCTAATAGAATACCAAATAAACAACGCGACCATCGCAGAGTTAGCTAGTGCAGCCACAAGCTGGCTAGCGTTGACCTTAGCCAACCACACTGACCAACAGGTAGACGAGCTACACAAAAACTTATTCCACAGGGAGTTACACTAATGAGATGCAGAGCGTGCAATAGCGGCCCATTGAGCGACGTTGAGTTGTCCAGAAAAGACCACAAAACAGGGGAGCATTTAGACTTGTGTAACACTTGCTACACTATATCCAACAGGGCGATAATCGCACAGGAGTACGAGTCGCTGTATCTGGATGAAGGACAGTTAGACGATCTTGAATTTGAATTATTTAACTAGGAGGTGTTGCGTTAATCTGAAAAGCTGGTATAATATACCTATGAAGCGAAGGAATAAACATAATGTATATTCTTAAAGTTTCATTATTAGTAACCTACAATAACCATAAGGAGTCTATAGATGGCTGTAGCAGAGATGAAAGTAGCCTTTAGTAACTTGCGTGAAACTGAGTCGTATCAGGGTCAGGATACTGGACGGTTTACCTTAACGGGTACTCTGGACGATGCAACGGCTGAGATGCTGTCCGCTCAGGGTGTGAAAATCAAAGAGTACGAGAACATGGCACAGCGAAAGTTTGCCAGTAAGTTTCCGGTGAAGATCATTGACGCCAATGATAACCCCTTTACTGGTGACATACCTCGCGGCTCTACGGTACGCATTAGCTACAAGACAGGCCCAGCGCACCCAGTACATGGGACGCCAACCTACCTTAACGCTGTGCGAGTGTTAGAACTTGCTGAAGATGCGTCTGGAATAGATGCAGAACTCTAAGTTCGTAAAGCATGAAGCCTGCCCAGTGTGTGGCAGTAGTGATGCGCTGGCCCGTTATAGTGACGGGTCGGCCCACTGCTTCTCTGCTGGGTGTAACCACCGCGAGAGCGCCAATGGTGAAGTTGTGAGCATTGCAGAAAAAAGACCGCTAGAGTTTAACGGTGCCACTGCCGCTATCCCAGAGCGTCGAATATCACAGGCTACTTGCGCCAAGTTTGGCGTTACTGTGGAGTTTGACAGGTCAGGGACAATCAGCAGGCATCACTATCCGTACTATGCAACCGACACTAACGAGGTGAAGGGCAGCAAGGTGCGTGTGGTGCAGAACAAAGACTTCTACGCAACAGGCACACTGCAGGGCGTAGGGCTGTTCGGGCAGAATACCTGCCGTGGCAAGGGTAAATTCATAACGATAACAGAGGGCGAACTGGACGCGATGAGCGTGTCTGAGATGTTCGACAATAAATGGGATGTGGTGTCGCTACGCTCTGGCGCATCAGCAGCAGCAAAGGAGATAAAAGAGCAACTAGAGTGGCTGGAAGGTTACGATCAGGTAGTGGTGTGTTTCGACAGCGACAAGGCTGGACAGACCGCCATTGACGAGATCAAGGACATATTCAGCCCCAGCAAGCTCAAAATCTGTACGCTGCCTATGAAGGACGCTAGCGAGATGCTGGTAGCCAATAAGGTACGGGATTTTGTGTCGGCATGGTGGGACGCTAAATCTTATCAGCCCGATGGCATTATATGTGGTAAGGACACATGGGACGCCATCACTGGCAAGATGAAGGTCAAGTCTATACCGTATCCATGGCAGGGTCTTAACGACATGACCAAGGGATTCAGACCATACGAGCTAGTGACCATCACCAGTGGATCAGGCATGGGTAAGTCACAGATTGTCAGGGAGCTAGAGTATTACCTACTCAACGCCACAGAGGACAACATTGGCATACTTGCGCTTGAGGAAGACGTAGCGAGGACTGCTCTGGGCATCATGTCGGTAGCCGCCGACTGCCCATTGCACCTAGAGGAAGACTTAGACTCCGACGCTGCGTTCCCATTCTGGGAGCAAACACTAGGTACTGGACGGTTCTATCTGTTTGACCATTGGGGCAGTACAAGCGAGGACAAACTATTGTCTCGCATACGCCACATGGCTAAGGCACTGGACTGTAAGTGGATCATACTCGACCACCTGTCCATCGTAGTGTCAGCACAGGAGAACGGGGACGAGCGTAAGGCTATCGACGCCATTATGACTAACCTGCGTACACTGGTGCAGGAGCTAGGTGTAGGACTGTTTCTGGTGTCGCACCTGAAGCGTACCACAGGTAAGCCACATGAGGACGGAGGCAGGATTAGCCTGAGTGAGTTGCGAGGCTCACAGGCGATAGCGCAACTGTCGGACATGGTGATTGGCTTGGAGCGTAACCAGCAGGACGAGGACGAGGATAAGCGTAACACAACTACAGTACGTATCCTAAAGAATCGCTACGCTGGTTTGACAGGAGCAGCCTGTTACTTGAAGTACGACAGGACAACAGGGCGCATGGCTGAAGTAGCGGCACCCAAGGACGTAGACGATGACTTCTAACAGCGAACTGTACCTAGATATTGAGACTGATGGGCTAAACCCTAGTGTTATCTGGATTGCAGTGACAAAGCAGGACGGTGAGGTACGTAAGCATTACGATGCTGAGTCGCTAGCTGCTGCGCTGGAAGGCACGTTCCCAGTAGTAGGGCAGAACCTATACGGCTTTGACCTGCCTGTACTGGAGCGCCTATGGGGAATCAAGGTAGACCGTGAGCGCGTACAGGATACGCTGGTCATGTCACGCCTGAGTAGTCCTAACCGCGATGGAGGACACAGCCTACGCGCATGGGGCGAGCGTCTTGGGTTTTCTAAGGGCGACCATACTGACTGGTCATGCTTGTCACCTGAGATGGAAAAGTATTGTGTACGCGATGTTGAAGTAACTGAAAAACTGTACCAGCACCTACTGAAAGAACTGGATGGTTTTGAGATAGACTCAATAAAACTAGAACATGAAGTGCAGCGGATAACCGCCAGACAGGTCAGGATAGGCTGGCTACTGGATCTAAAATATGCACATCAATTATTAGCTCTGCTAAAGGAAAAAAAATATGAACTGGAAGACAAAGTACAGGACACCTTTCGTCCTCTCCCTACATTTATCAAGGAAGTTACGCCACGGTGTAAGAAAGATCATACGCTCTCTGCGGTCGGTCTAAAGTTTCTAGGTGAGCAGTGGGGTGACGTTTGTGGCCCGTTTAGTCGCATTGACTTCCCTGAGTTTAACTTAGGATCACGGCAGCAGATCGGCAGATACTTACAGCATTTTGGATGGAAGCCCACAAAGTTTACAGAGAAGGGACACGCCATTGTAGATGAGTCTGTACTGTCTAATATCACTGACATACCGGAAGCGCAACTGATAGCGGAGTACCTGATGGTACAGAAGCGTGTAGCACAGATAAAAAGCTGGATAGACGCTGCTGACGATGACGGTAGAGTACACGGCAGAGTGAACACCAACGGCGCTGTAACAGGCCGTATGACACACTCAGAGCCTAATCTGGCACAGGTGCCTGCCTCCCGCGCTCCATACGGTAAAGAGTGCAGGTCATGCTGGACTGTACCGGAAGGGTACTCTCTGGTCGGCTTTGATGCCAGTGGACTAGAGCTACGCATGTTGGCGCATTACATGGGAGATAAGGAGTACACCAATGAAATTCTCCACGGAGATATTCACACAGCCAATCAAAGACTTGCAGGACTTGAATCGAGAGATCAGGCTAAAACTTTCATATATGCCTTCCTGTACGGTGCAGGAGATGCAAAACTTGGTACGATTGTCGGGGGAAATGCGCGTACTGGCTCTGCGCTTAGAGCAAGATTCCTTAATGGTCTCCCAGCACTTAGGGATCTTACTGAAAGAGTTGCTGGAAAAGCTGGAGGAGGATACCTTAAAGGACTAGACGGAAGGCAGCTACAGGTGCGTAGCGCACACTCAGCACTGAACACGCTACTACAGGGCGCTGGTGCTATAGTTATGAAGAAGGCTCTGGTTATCCTAGATGAATATGCACAGGGGTACAAGCTGGACTATAACTTTGTAGGTAACATCCACGATGAAGTGCAGGCTGAAGTAGCACAGGGTCAGGAAGATAAGTACGGGAGATTAGCAGTGTCTTGCATAGAGGCTGCTGGTCTACACTACAGCCTGAGATGTCCACTAACAGGAGAATACAATGTTGGCAGCAACTGGTCAGAAACCCATTGATGACATAAATCGGAAAGGCGATTTGGCAGAGTATTACGCAGTAACTTGGTTATGGGACGAGGGCTATGAAGTATTCAGAAACGCTGGCTGCACTGGGCCTATCGACCTTATCGGAGTTAATTTAGAAACAGGGGAAACGCTTTTGATAGATGTTAAAACATTCTATGGAAATAAAAAAACTGGAAGGGACAACTACACAGGCGGCGCTGGTAGAAGTAAAACTCAGAAAAAACTGGGCGTCGTGTATCTTGGTTTCCACCCAAGCACACGTAAACTTAGATTTATAGACCATAGAGAAACAAAATGAAAACAACACATACACTGGTCGATGACATATACAAATTGGTGAAGACCAAGAACGTAGCTAGGTCTGTAGACGCTGAAGCAGAGATTGAAAAGTTTGGCGAGGCAGTCAAGGACTTAATGCGTAAAGAGTTCACCAATCGCGGTGTCTTTGATGGTCGTAAGCTGCGCCTGTCAAACATAGGTAAGGACGATAGATACCTGTGGAACCACTACAACAATGCTGGCCCAAAGGAGCCGATGCAGCCACACACGCTAGTCAAGTTCCTGTACGGACATTTGATTGAGGAAATGCTTTTGTTCTTGACACGCCTATCTGGGCATGAGGTTACGGACGAGCAGAAAGTGTGCGAGGTGGAAGGTATTGTAGGCCACATGGACTGTCGCATAGACGGAGTAGTAACCGATGTTAAGTCAGCTAGCAGCTACGGGTTTAAGAAGTTCAAGGACGCTACGTTGGCTTTTGATGATCCTTTTGGTTATATAGATCAGATCAAGGCTTATGCTCATTCGGAAGGTGAGACAGAGTTTGGATGGCTTGCAATGGACAAGCAGAACGGACATCTAACTTTCCTGAAGTATGACCTGAAGGACACACAAGCGCCTGTGTACGAGGTCTTGAAGGAAGACATAGTAGAGAGGATCAAGCACGTAAAAAAGGTCGTAAAGGCACCGGACGCGCCAGAGCATTGCTACGCGCCTGTGCCAGATGGAAAGAGTGGGAACCAAAAACTCGCAATAGGTTGCTCTTACTGTCACTTCAAACTTTCGTGTTATCCCCAGCTACGCGCTTTTGCTTACGCTTACGGGCCAAGATACTTAACAGAGGTGGCAAATGAGCCTAAAGTCCAAGAGATCAAGATTGCGTAAAGCAAGTATCTACAGGTCAGGGCTAGAGGCTTCATTTGCAGCCATAGCGCCAAAGCGTAAGTTTAAGTATGAACCATTTGATGTCCCTTACACTATGCACAGGAAGTACAAACCAGACTTCGTACATACGCGCACAGGGATACTCTTGGAACTAAAGGGCTTCTTCAGGACAGGCGATACAATGAAGTACAAAGCCATCAGGGACTGTACAGACACAGAACTGATCTTTGTACTGTCAGATCCTAACAAGAAGCTACGCAAGGGCGCTAAGATGACAATGGGGCAGTGGTGCGAGAAGGAAGGATTTAAGCACTACACATTAAATGACTTTGACAAGTTGATGAAATATGTTGACTCACAATAAATACAGTTTAACCATGGATGAGATTAAGGAAAGAGTTTTGCAACGCTATGACCCTGATGACCTGATAGAATCCCTTGACATATCTAGTGAAGAAATACTAGACAGGTTTGAAGATAAATTAATAGCACGATTAGAACAATTTGAGGAAGAACTACAAGATGACACAAGACCAGACACAGACGAAGAAGATGAGTATTGATGATGAAAGTCCAGACGCATGGACTAGAATCAACAAGAAGTACAAGTACCAAGTGCATTGGGGCGAGGAAGAAGAAGACAACGCGCCTAACGAACACCCTGTTTTTGGTGACGCCAATATGGTGGACAACCCGCCCCACTACAACAATGGCAGTATAGAGTGCATAGAAGCTATAGAGGCAATGCTAAACAAAGACGAATACATTGGCTATTTACGTGGAAATGCGTTAAAATATAGGTGGAGATTCAGGTACAAAAATAAGCCCTTTGAAGACCTACGCAAAGCACGCTGGTACGAAGATAGATTGATGAAGTTTTTGTTGGACAATCAAGATGCAGTATAAGACAGGCACTCAAGATTACCTTGGGATTACCATAGACTACGAAAGAGAGAAAGACCTAAATGACTTCTCTCTGAATACGCTGAAGGACAGGTACTTCTGGCAAGACGAGACATACGCACAGGAAGCCTTTGCACGCGCCTCTGTGTACAGTGCTACCTATCAGGGTGTTACTGACTTTAATCTAGCACAGCGCCTGTATGACTATGCCAGTAAAAGCTGGTTCATGTTCAGCACACCAATACTAAGCAATGGAGGAACAACTCGTGGCTTACCTATTAGCTGCTTTCTTAATTTTGTGCCTGATTCCAGAGGTGGTTTATCAGCTCACTATGATGAAAACATTTGGCTCACTTCCAGCGGGGGCGGTCTGGGTGGGTACTGGGGTGCTGTTCGCAGTAACGGCGTGGCTACTTCTAACGGGAGCCAATCAACTGGGAGTATCCCTTTTATGCATGTAGTTGACAGTCAGATGCTGGCTTTCAACCAAGGAGTAACAAGGAGAGGTGCTTATGCGGCGTATATGGACATCAGCCACCCAGAAATTGAAGAATTTATTGCTATGCGAAAGACTACTGGTGGGGATCTTAACCGTAAGTGTCTTAATCTACATAACGGCGTTAATATTTCTGATGACTTTCTTTATTCAGTAGAGCATGACTTGCCATGGCGTCTGATTGATCCTAAGTCAAAGCAGGCAATCAAAACAGTCCCAGCGCGGGACTTATGGTGGCA